GTTGTACTTTGGAATCCAAGGTGTCGGCATTACAGATCGTCAACCCACTCAAGACCGCTGAACTCATCCGCATCGAACTCGGTCAATCCTTCATTGCCGAAGCTCGATCGAACGTCCTGGACCCAGCCGGCGCGTTTGACCTTAACTTCAACCTGGTCCTTAAATGCTTTCCGCAAGCGGCTGGCGTCTTCTGCTTTCAACTCGATTGCTGGTCTCGCCGGCATGTTGGCCGTGCCACGTTGATGAGCCAGCGCATAAGGAAGAGAAGAACCCAGCGTCAGCGATAGCGGTTCAGGAATGTAAATCCCAGCACCGCCGCTGAATGAACCCGGAAAGAAAGTCGATTCCGTCACTTGATCTCGGGATGTCAAAGAACGTTTGAGCGCTCCAGTGAGCACTAAGATTTTGTTTCGCGCGTCGAACGTCTCTCGGGCCAGCCAGCGTTCTTTCCATGCTGCATAAGCAGGTGACAATGACGCCCAGGGTGTCCCGCCTCTCGCGCCTTCAGTAGAGAATTGTTCTTTCTCGATTTCATAAAAGACGTCAGCAACCTGGGGCCAGTACTTCGCGCAATCCGTTACCGTGTCCGCAGCTCGATCGAGCGCTACATCGAGCTCGTGCTGTCCATCGACTTCGACCGATAAGGTGAACGGCATTAGTCATTCAGCGTCGCCAGAATCTTCAGCTGCACCCCACTCACGATTGCGAAATCAACGATCGTAAAAATCTTTATCGGTTCTGCGCCGCGTGCCTTCATCAGGATGCGCATCTCCTTACTCACCGCGATCGCCGTCGTCTCCACACCGTCGATGCTTACCGCTGGACCAATCAGCTCGTAGGAGTAAGAAGGCGCATTCACCATCGCCGGAGTCGGCCTCGCACCCGGTGACTCTTTCGTCGGTCTCGCGAAACATGGCCAATCCTTAATGACGGCGTTCCAGCCAGGTGTCGCGCTGCCAGTGCCGGCCGTTCCTTTTTGCTGTTCAATGTCACAGCGCTCAGGCAGCTGCATGGCGTGTGCCGCAAAACGTCGCGCGGCTTCGTTCATTCGAACAGCGAGATTCATGTGTCATGTCGCTTCCGCGTCATATGTCGAGCTTGATGATCGAATCGGCATCCTGAATCGCGTTTGGATTGCGATGTTGATTAGCAGTGAAGGCCGGCTTCACCCGATCGTCATCGTTGTCCAGGGCCTCTTTGCCTGAGACTGATATACCGCCTGCGAACACTGCCGCACCGCCCGTCTCTGAAGCCATCGCCTTGATCGTCTTCGCCAGCTCTTTGTACTTCTCAGCCTGCTTCGCCGGATCCCAGTTCACGCCGCGCGTATCGAGAATCCCAACTTGCTTGGCGAACTTCATCGCCAGCGTTTCGCAGAGCGCGCTTCCGGTGCGATAGATGTTGCCCCACTGACTCAGAGCGAAGTTGATTTCTTCGTCCTGCAGCAGCTGATCCAGATCGTCAGTGTCGTCAATCAGAAACCGGACTCTGTCTTTATTGCTTTCCAGCTTCGGATCGTAGGACCATGACATCAGCGCTTACTCCACCATCACTTCAGTTATCAAAGAGCAACGGCCTAGCCGTTAATGTTGAAGCCTTTCGTCGCGTCCATCACTGCGTTCAGCTTCGTCACCAGGACACCAACATCAGTGACAAGTTGATTAACCACAGTGCGAAGCGCCTGCACGTCTGCCAACTTGGCGCCGTCAGCATCATTGGCAGAGACGTTGATTGCGCCGGCTGGCGCAGCAGTCTCGGCCGCATGGGTAATTGCACCCGCCGTGGTACCACTCGCCACGGTTGCACCGGAGCCAGCGACCTTGTTCAGTTCCGCGGCCGTAGCCGTGACAGCAACGCCGCCAAGCTTCAACTTGCCGACCGGAATATCCGCGCCGCCCTTTTGGAGCTGCTTACCACGTTTGCTTTCTGCCATCGGTTACCTCCCAGCGCTTCGTGCTACTCGACCAGCTGCGGGTTTCGACTTCGATCGCACTCGGCCCGTCTGAGCTTTCGCTCGCTTCTGTGCTGCGCGATCGATTTCCTTCCGCTTAGAACCGCCGATAATTTCCTTAGCGGTTCTAATCACCGTGGAACCTTCGCCCGCTGTCCGGCTCGCTTCTGTCTTGTCAAAGTAGAGGGGCGCGTCTCTATCCAACCGCTTCTCAACGCGATCGACCTCATCCTCCATGGCGGCTTCTTTCTCTTCGGCCGTCATGCCGTGATAGCGATCGCTGTGTCTCATCTCCGCGTGACTGTTGCGCTCAGCTTCGCCGACGAACCGCTTGAAACAGACTCCGCATTCCTTGAAGCTACCGTTTCGATCGCGTTCCTGGACGTAACCGAGACGAATCAACTTCTCATCGTTACGCGCGCCCTTGAGTTCAATGATCTGGCCCCGGTCGAGCTCTTCACCGGCATAATCAAAAGGCCGGCGCACCCAAAATCGTTTGTCTGACATTCAGCTCCAGTTTCTCCGGGAGAAGACACTCGCTAAACTTTGCGGGCCCGGCATCCGGCCTTTGATTGACTCAAGCAGAACGCCGGGCCCTTGTTGTGAATCGGGCTTTCGCCCTAAGCATTTCGTTACGCTACCGCGCCCGACATGAACAGCCCCGAGTTCTTGGCCGTGATCTTCTGGTCGAAGTAGCTGTTGATCTCGATGATGTCCACTTCGCGCTTCTCTTCGCGCATCCGCTTGATGTACTGCAACGCCGTGGCCACTCGCTGCCACACGAAGGTGTAGCCGGCAGCCGGCGTCATCAGTGATGGACGCTGCGGCACATACAGCAAGAGGCAGTTCTTGCCCCAGATGCGCGTGTAGGTCACGTTCGCTTCCGGCGTGCCTTCCGGATCCGTGGTTTGGATCGCGCGGCCGATCAGCAAGCGATCGAACTCAAGCAACGACGCAATCAAGTCCGGAGTGAGCTGGCCCTTCTGCGTGTACTTGATCAGGTCGATCAGGTCCGGGTGCCACTTGAGTTTCGAGTAGACGAGCTTTCCGAACACTGCCGTATTCGGTTCGACGGCGGTCTTGCCTTCGACGGAATCACGATAATCAGTGTACGTACCCAGCGGATCGGAACCGGCGTAGTCGCTGAAGACGGTGAAGTCCACACCGCCAGCCTTGTCTTGACCCCACTTGCCAGTGGTGAAGTGGTCTGTGACGAAGGCAACCTCGCGCGCCATGAACATCTTGTCCGTGACGAACTCCATCGCATCACGATCGAGATCGAACGGCGCATCCTGGTTATCGCGATCTTCGTCCGCGATTTCGAAGCCGAGCGAGAAGCGATCGCAGTAATACGTGTCTTCCTTGTCCACGCTCAGACCGATGCGCTTTGACTCGGTACCAGGCGCGCGCTTCTTCGCGGCCGAACGGAACCAGTGAGACTGGTCATACTTCGGCACGCGATTGCTCTGCTTGTTGACACCAACCTGCGGAAAGATGTCATCGGCGATGTAACCGGGATTCTTGTACGCGATGCTCAGGTTAGTGAGCAGCACGTCAATGTGGAGATCGCGTCCAGTAGGTTGACCAGCCATTTGTAGTTACCTCGCTTCTGTCTTCGACTCTTCTCTGACCCACGCTGCGATTTGCCGCAGCAAACAATTGTGTTAATCAGCCGCCAGCCCTTCAGGCTTAGGCCGGCACGCGGTAGACGGAACCAGGAATCATCAGCACTTCGATAATCCCGCCGTCGATGGTGCACGCCTGTTTTGCGATTGCGCAGATCGGACGATCAGCGGTATGCGCCTTTACCAGCTTGCCGTTCGCATCAGTGCCGAGCTTGTCATTGATCGCGATCGCGGTGCCGTCACCTTTCGCGATTGCTTTAGCAAGGCCCACGACGCGGATGTTCGCGGTCTCACCAGCTTTCGGTTTGTTCTGAAGAATGCCGTAAACCACATCGGTCACGGCCGCGCCGAGTGCGCACTGGCCTTCGACGGTATGCTGCTTCACGGCGTAGAACTGTTTGGCCGACAAATCAGCCGACGCGTCCAGACTGTCATCGAATACGTATCCGCCAATTGCGCTCATCTTTCAGCCCTCCAAACTTCTATGAACAAAACTTCCTTCTGCTACCGACGTCGCCCGCTGATTGTTGTTAGCCGACCTTCCGAGTCGTCGCATCGCGATACGCCTCGTAGAGCTCAGGCTGTTCACTGAACACTCTCTGGATCGCTTGCTCTTCCGTCATCTTGTCGTCCTTTTCACGGAACGACTTCGCGAGCGCAC